CACTGACAATTTAAGAAGAGAAAATCCAAAGATACCTTGTGGTGTGGCATTGATGTACCAAGGTTTGAGCTTTCGATCCTTAGCGTGTAGTAAAAGGTTATCCCATTTGATCTTCTCAATGAGGAGATCGTCATAGTGCGTTCGACGAGATTTAAGTTCCGCATAGATTCCTGACTCCTCGGAGATGCAGTCAAAGGTATCATAAGTTCCTTCCGATTTGACAAGATCCGGCCACTTGTTATCCTTCAGATACTGGAATAGCTCTGTCTCTTCTAAGACCAAGGTGAATCCCCTCCGATGATACGCTGAAGTTTACGTAAGGCGTTCTCGCACCAGCGATCAACAGTAGATTTGGTTGTCTCAAACTTCTCTGCCATTTGGACCAGGGTAAGGTTGTCGTAGTAACGGGACTTCAGTAAGTCCCTGTCCGGCTCTTCCAGGAGTTCATACCCCTTCTTAATATCAATCAGCATAGTCAGAAGGTTTCGCCCCTCAGAGGGAGCGCTAGGGCGCTTAGGCATACCATCATCTACCAGTTGCTGAGCTTGCTCTAGGATCACTCCGTCGATAATATGGGTGATAATGTGGGGTAACATCTGTGAGATCGTACTGGTATCGAAAAAGAATTCATCAGTAACGGTATAGCCAGACTTGATCGCCTTCTCTTTCCTGGCGTAGCGTTCACATACACGCTTGAGCTGCCACCATAGGCGACTCTCAGCGTGTTTACGTTTATCTTTATCTTCTTCAGCAAGGGCCGCATCAATATCTGACCGACGTTTAATGATCCACATCCAGGCTTCCTGGAGAAGTTCATCTCTTTCAATGAACCGGTGAAAGGATCTGTATACAGAGTTGACTACAACCACCACCCTTTCTTTAATCTCAGGTGGAAAGTCGTATTCAGTCACAATCGATACCGGCTTCCTTGGATTCTGGCAGGAGTGAAAGTAACTTGATACTCAGGAAGTCAATATAGTTGCTAGCATCAGCTAACTCTTCAATCAATTCTCTCACGGTATCTTCCATTGAGTAGGACTCAAACCGCTGTCCATTATTAGGCAAGGAGTACTGCTTAGCTCCTACCCCTCTGACTCGACCAGCTCGAAGGGAGGCAAAAGATTCTATGAAGGATACGAGATCATCTGTGGATACGCCTTTGCGATAGGCAAGGACCGCCGGATGATCAATTAATGGCGTACGGGTGGTATCTCTATCCACAGTCTCCCACGCTCCGAATCTATCTCCACTACACGAAAGCCTAACCCATTCAAGATAAAGATCACGCTCTCGATTGTCTCTCTGTCCACTAGAGTCCCAATCGTTCACGTACTTTATCCGGTCCCTCCGCTAAGTAATAAGAGTTCACATCCATACCCGCTGGTAACAATACTACCTGAGAATGGCTTACTTCTTGGGCGACACGCCTTGCAAAATCTTGTCCAGGATTTGATCCATCTTCTTTAACATCGTTGTCACCGACGATGAGAACTTTTTCAAATCCAGAGAAGAGCTTTCCATAGTGCTTCTTCCAGCTCGATACACCAGGACACCCAACAGCAGGTACATCACAAATTTCCGACAGGACAATGGTATCTAACTCTCCTTCACATAGAGCAATAATTTGAGACGGCTTATTGATATCAACCACGTTATAGAGGTGACTCTTCTGTCCCGTAGGGGATCCGTACTTTGGTTGTCCATCATCTAAGCGACGGAACTTGAAACCTACTGCGTAGCCAGAGGCTACGATATAAGGAATTGATAGCCATCCCTGGTGCATCTCGTGACCAGGATGATTACCAACGACAGTGCCTAGCCACTTGTTAGCAGCAATGGATTCAGATATCCCACGTTCGCTTAGATACTCCAGAGTTTGATCGTTTATTGCCGATGCGTACTCCAGCGCCCTTTCCTTCAGAGATTTTAACTGCGGTTCTGTGAGCATCTTTGAAATCCATTCCCTCTTTAATCATTACGATATCGATTGCCGATCCACCCCTCGCGCAAGTGTGGCAGAAATATAGGTTGTTCACGGTATCTAATACCGCACTCCTTCGTGAATCAGAGTGAAGGCAGCAACGAACAGCAACGTTACGCCCTTCCCTTATCTCCCCTCCATAGTATTCAATGATGGGAACTATGGGGATTGAGTCTGATTTAGATGAACCTTTCCGTCGTTCGCGACGTAACCTTTGGTCGTCTTGTGCTGACAACAACAATCCCCCTTACACTGTTTATGAAAGTCATTAGCAGTATCTCTGAAGCCATTGCTAAAAGCATTAGCTCCTCTGCAACAAGGCTCACAAATCATCATCGTCCTCATCTATGTAAAGGTCTGGATGGTATTTCAGGAAGGTGGCATAGACACCCCACCAACCAAAGTAATTACTTATCCTCAGTATCCTGCCCACTACTATCCTCTGTATCGCTACTAGGATCCGTAGCAGTTGCTTCTTGATCTTGGTCATTCTCCTCCTTCGGTGCTACTCCTGACATCGTATCGGTACTGGTGATGACACCCTCTGGTACTGGCATTACTTTACCTTCCTCACTGTATAAATTTTATTATCTATAGGAAAAACAATAGGGGTTGATGATGGATGTTCTACTTCAACTAAAATTCCAGCATCAATAAGAATCTTTTTTATGTTAAGTATCTGCTGATCCTTGTACTTAACATCGTATTCTAACATCATTACCCTGTTTAATAATTCTTCATATTTTCTTGTCATTCTCTCTCCTTTAACCAGGACTCTAAATCCTGAATAACCCACGACTTATCTATCCCGTGGTTGCGTCTCTTCACTACAACGAAGGCAGGAGGAACTTCCCCAATTCCTCTTGCCTTCGCATAGTTCTTCGCCTCCGTTATGGCTTCATCCCAGAACGCAGGCAAATCCATTTTCTTTCGGTTCTTTAATTCCAAAATATAATTCTTGCCAGCGATCATAATTACTAGATCGCCTTCATCTTTAGCGCCAGCTTTAGTTAGGCGCTCAGCGGAATGTCCTCGATCTCGGAACCATTTCATTACTGCTGTTTCAAAGAGAGAACCTTTGCGGCCATTCTTATTAACCACGTCGCATCTCCTGTATCGCTGAGTGTCTATAGGCCCTACCTTGGGCATCCTGGTCACCTATCTGACAGGTAGCATAGTCAACAAATAGCGTAACGTAATCTGATCCATCTGCACTGTGGGGACCGAAGCGATTCTTCACTGGCGCTACAGTCAACGAGGAGTCCAGCGGATCGTATCCCAGAGTAACTATCAGACTGGGCAACTGAGAAATCTTTCCGTGAATTGCCCGTCGAGGAGGAGGCAATGAGTTCTTGCCATACTCAGATTGCTCTGAAGTATGATGGAGTACCAATACGCAGGCTTCCGTTAGGCGAGCAAGGTGATGGAACTCAGTCATAATAGCCCGCAGTCCACTCCATTCGTTCTCTGTTTCAGCAACGACATTCGATAAGTTGTCAACGACAATGAGTTGGGGAGGCAGTCCATTGAGTTCAATATATGCCTTAACCTCCAACTCAATGTCATCTATCGAAGGGGAGGGATCAAAGACCCATTTGATATGAGAGATCCTGTCTATCTGGTGATTATAGAAACCACTCTGAAGAGCAAGATTATTCTCTACCATTAGTTGTGTATGTTGTGTGAGATGCGCTGCTGTTCGCATCGCAACAGTCGAGATATCGGTATCGGCAGAGAAGAATAAGGTGGGAACATTCGCTCTAATCGCATAGACCAGAGCGAACATAGACTTACCGGCATTAGGTTGCGCTGCAACCATACACACCTGCCCACGACGGAACTTAATCTGCTTGCCGGATAGCGCCCGCCATACATCAGGCAGTGGCTCAGCTCGCATCTGAGTACCACGCCACGCCCTCTGTAGATCAAGCAAAGCGGTGATCCTCCAATGACTCGAAAGGTATTTTATGATTCTTCCTATAGATCCGGCGTTCACGTTCTGTTGAACCGCCCCAAATCCCGTGTGCCTCGTGCCGTACTGCCCACTCAAAACAATCAATCTTGAATGGACAACCAGCGCAAAGAGCTTTCAGTGTACGAATGGCAAGTGGGTGGTACCCCATATTGCCGTAGGCATCTGGATAAAATGCTTCTACTCTAACCTCTCTACAAGGTGGGTCTACAAATTCCCAAGGTCGAAGCATCTATACATCACAGATACTTTGCTTTGCATTTGTCTGGCGCACCTTTAGGTGCGGCACACATATACCCCTTCCAAGGACCGTTGTTTCCTACTCCAGATTTGAAGACCATCTCACCGTGCTTGCAGGTGTAACCTCCTGAAGCAGCAGGTGC